CTCACCCCCCAAATCCTCCAATTCCTCCCCCCAAAAAACTATTACCATTCCAAAAAACAAAACAGGAAAGAAGTTCCGATATAAAGCCCATAATACAAAAATTAAGCGATTTAGAGTTGAATACATCTTATCCTGCTGTTAAACGCTTATACAAAGAGATTGGCGAATATGTAAAAGACGGCGAATCGCGCAAAATCAATATCGCTTTCCCCGAAGTGAAGCGGCGTATTAAAGGATTCTTATCCGACGATACACGCAAAGAAACATGGTTGAAACTAGAGGCAGACGATTAATTTTTTACACCTTTGCACATTTAAAACGCCGAATTTCTTAAGTTTTTTATTTTATTTCCTGAATATAATATAATAAAAAATTGATTATAATTTCATATTAATATTATTACATAACTTTATCACAATGAACCAATTAAAAGGAACTATTTATCTTAGAGATAATGCTTGGTATAAAATGGAAAATGTTATAAAAATGGGAATAGCAACATTTGCGAAAGATAGAAGTAATACATATATTACTGGTGAAGTTGAAAGAGGAGAATATATATGTGTTATAGAAATAACATTAGATAAGATGAAATTTATTGATAAATGTTTAAAGCATTACTTTAAATCATTCCATATTTATAAAGGTGGCGGAACTGAATTTTACGATAGATGTATTATTGATTTAATTGAACCTTATTTTAAAAATATAAATATACCATATAAAATTTTGACTAAAGAAGAAATAAATATAATGAATAGATGTGAAAGAGTTAGAAATATTCCAAATGTTGATAAGGTTAAAAAAACATTTAATCAATTAAAAATAAAAAATATCATTCAAAACTATAAAATTAAACGAAGTAAAAAAAACTCAATTAGTGATACTAATAATATAGTGAATGAATTATCATATATTATTGAACCAAACAATCATCAGCAATATATATTAGAAATTATTAAAGGGTTCTTTAATTTATATAATACTGGAAAAATTGTTTGGGCGTGTGGTCTTGGAAAAGCTTTATTAAGCATTTTAATTGTGAAATTATTAGAATTTAAATCAGTTGTAATAGGTGTTCCTAGTAATAGTTTACAAAAACAAATTAAAAATGAAATTTTAAAAATATTTCCAAATAAAACCAACATATTGTTTGTTGGAGGCGATGAAACAGATGGTATTAAATCATCTACTGATAAAACTCAAATTATAAAATTTCTTAATAATAATCTTAACTCTCAACCTAAATTTGTGATTTCAACATATCATTCGTGTCATTTATTAGTTGATAAAGATATTGCATTTGAAATTAAAATTGGCGATGAAGCACACCACTTGGTAGGCATTGAAAGAGAAGAAAATAGAGGATTTCGTTTATTCCATAAGATAATTTCTTCAAAAACATTATTTATGACTGCAACAGAGAAAACTATTGAAACACGAACAAATAAAGAAATATATTCTATGGAAGATGAAACTATTTTTGGAAAATATATTGATGTTAAATCAGTTCATTGGGCAATAGAAAATAAAAAAATAACAGATTATAATATTTTAGTTTTGAAAAATACAGAAGACGAAGTTGATGAAATTATAACTAACTTAAGATTAAATATAATTAATAAAGAAATATTTATATCGTGTTATATGTGTTTAAAATCTTTTGAAAAGTATAAAGATTTAACACATTTATTATTATATACTAATACAACAGAAGATGCGGAACTATCTAAAAAATATATAAATGAAATTTTATCATTAAATGTTTTATCAATTCAAAAAGAAAAAATTTATAATAATTCTCTTCATAGTAAAAATTGTAATGATTTAGATAGTGAAGTAAATAAATTTAAAAATACATATTATGGTATTATTTCGTGTGTATATATTTTCGGCGAAGGTTTTGATTTACCCAAACTAAATGGTGTATGTATTGCTGGAAATATGCAGAGCGAAACTAGAATAGTTCAATATTTATTAAGACCTAACCGATTAGATTTTGAAAATCCTAATAAAAAAGCATATGTTATTATACCATATATTGATGAGGATGATTGGGAAACTGAAGATAAATCATACGAAAAAGTTAGAACCATTGTTTCACAAATGAGGAATGTTGATGAAAATATAGAACAAAAAATATTTGTTTCAGTTGGGAAAAAAGAAAAAAAAGAAAAAAAAGAAAATAAAAAAAAAGAAGAAAAGATAATTTATTGTGATGATTATATATTTGAAGAAAATATGAGTGAATTGAATAAAATTAAATTGAGATTAAGATATAGTAAAGCATTGGGTTCTAAATTTACAGAAGAACAAGATGAATATAACTATGTTCGCTCTATTAATTCAAGTTTGAATATAAAATCTAAAAAGGATTATATTCAAAAACAAGACATTCATAGTAATTTTATAGCTTCTCCTGAAGAATATTTTAAATCAAAAGGAGTGTGGAATAATTGGTATGATTTTATGGGTGTTGATACAACAAAATTTATTCAATCTAAACAAGAGTGGATAAATTTCTGCAAAAAAAAATGTATTAAATCATTGGATGATTATTATATTTATTGTGAAGAATATGATATTTTGCCAAAAGAACCAGCAGACTTTTATAAAGATTTTACTAATATTCCGAGTGAATTACAATTTAATAGAAATAGAAGAAAATAAAATTATTTAAACAATAAAAATATATCATAAATCTTTTCACATTCATCTTCGTTAATATTGCTAATCAATGAAATTATATCACCAAAAAGATTAAATGAACGATTTTTTATTTTTTATATAAAGTTTGTCTCATTTTTCTTTTCGGTCGGTGTAATATAGCTTTAATATTTTATTCTTCAATTATTAATTTATATTTTTTTGCAATCTTTTTAATTGCCTTTTTCTTTGGAACAATTTCAATTTCGTATGGCATTTCAATAACATTTTCTATAAGTGGTATAGAATGAGTATCCATATCATTAATTTGCGAAGGAATAGCATCTTGAACCATTTCTTGAATATATTGCTTGTATAATTTTTCATTTTTTTCATTATATGGTTTTGATATTTTATTTGTCCATTCTTGCATTTTATCTTGATTAATTGGAATTGGAATTTTTAATTTATAGAATAAATTCATATTAATATTTTTTTGAATACTTCCAGATGTACAATTTCTATATATATATTCTTGACACATATCACTTAATAGAATGTAATTAATGTATTTTTGAAAATTTGGATTTTTACTATGTATGCTTAATCCGCTATCATTTAAATAAAATTCGCAATCAACTAACCGAACACACTCTTTAGACATCGCATATCTTGAAATTATTAGCGTTCCTTTATTTCTATTGATTTTATTTGTATAAAATGAAATATCACCACCCCCATATACTGGTACGTCACCTATTAAATTATCTTTTTTTGTTATTCTTGTTCCTAATTGTATTTCGCATAGTTCATCTAAATTAAACAAATTATATTCTTTAGAACACAATAATGAATGTATTTTATAATCTTTATTATTTAAAGAACAAATAGGATTACTCAGTATTTCTTCCCTAGTTGCTTGTGAAACCAATACATCTTTAACTTGTTTTATATCATCTTTATTTTCAATAATAACAATGTCCCCAAATACTTCAGCAAACTTATCCTCTGTATACCTCTCCACCACTAAATCGCTAAATTTTACTTCAGTTGTTTTTTCTTCAGTATTATCAAATATAACTATTGAAGTTTTAGTTGAGGTGTTTTCAAATTGGTCTTGAGGAACACTAATAACTTCTCTAACATTAAAATTTTCAACTAAACATTTTCTTAAATCTTTGTATGTTTTATTAAAGAATACTCCCTCTTTCAATACGCCAATTGCAGTTCCACCAACTTCTAAAATATCCATTAACAACATAAGAGAACAACTTTCTTTATCATTTCCTTTTAATTTATTATCTTTAGCAAATTTTTGAATTCTAGCACTACACGAACTAACACAAACTTTTGTATTATCTTGTTCCTTTTTTTCTTGCTTTTCTTGTACTTCTATGGTTTTTAGTTGTTTTTGTCTTCTAATTCTTAAACCTTCATCTGTAGTAGTGAGAAGTTCATTTTTTATATATTCTTTTACTTTATCTCTTTTACTTTGAGCTTCTGTTTTAGAACTCTTATCACCTCCATATGGTGGATTTGTAAATAAATACTCATACTTTGACCCATTAAATTCATCTGTAAATGAATTTTTATATTTTAAATTATTCATATTAGGCAATACACCAGTTAAACAGAAGAATTCCAAACCAGCGGACTTTATGACATCTTCGTTCATATCATAATGATAAATTTTATTTATTTCAGTATTCCAGTTTATTAATTGCGGATTTTCTTCATTTAAATAATTTATATATTCAGTTGTAAAACCACCTGAACCTCCAAACATATCAATCATAGATGGTATTATTCCATTTTGTTTTATTTTTGGATTTGCTTTTTGTAAGCAAAATTTTGTAATGTGTCTATCTGTATAATAAGCGCCTAATTCACTAATTGCACTCTCATCACGACCAATAAAGTATTCATAAATTTTACCTGATAATAACACATTACAAGTTTTTTCAATAATAGTAATTTTATCAATTTCTCTTATAAGATACACAAATACAGAACCTCTAATATTTTGGGGTATTTCATAGAATAGAAGTTCTTTCAATTCACTATCACAAATTGATTGCAACACATTTCCAAAAATTAAATCTGCCAATTTTTCGTCTTTATTTTCATTTGCTAATTTCAACAAATATGAAAATTCACAATCTGGTTTTTTCAAGCTTACTTTATCAAATAAACCATTTTCTTCTATTTTTTTTAAACCATAAATTATATTAAATACCTTTAATGCATTCATTCCATAACCTGCGCCATTATTTCTAAGATAGTTATGTATTTCGTGTATTTTATCTTTTAATGCTTCTTTGTTTGAAACACTATTAGTTTGTTCAATTGCTGTATTCTTTAGAGTATTCATATCTTCTGTTATATCACTTTTGTAATTTATTATATTTTGTTTCAATTTTTTATTATATGTTAATGAGTTAATATTATCAATAGGAGTATATATTATCGTTTCAGTTTCTTGTATAATGTCTTTAATTTTATCTGTTTTATATTTTTCTTCTAATTCTTGATTGGTTAATTTAGATAGTTTAAATTCAAATAATTCACGCTTATCTTTATGTTTTTGTGTTTCAATATGTGATTTATGATGTGAAATTTGGTCAGGTGTAGTTTTACAAATGCCACAAGAATAATTTTTTTGATTTAACATATTATAAGTTATATAAATATTATATTTTTATATGAATTACAATTTTTATTTTTTTAACATTAAAAAAGTTTTCCTAAATATTTATTATAAAAATAACCTAAATTATGTTTTTTATATAAAATATATAATTATTATATAATGCCTATTCATAAAAGCGAAGATTATAAATTATCTGCGGTTGAATATTATTTAACAGAAGACAAAACACAGGAAGAAGTGTGTAATAAAAGATATACCAAAGGAAAAATATGAAAATATATTTAAGGGAGCATATAATAGAAGATAAAATATGTAAAGAAACCATCAAATAGAACACGGAAACTAAAAAATTACCTGCCTTAAAATCGGCGTTTTAAATGTGCAAAGGTGTAAATATTAACAATTCTTCTTATCAATCTGTATTTCTTTTCCCAGATTTTTTAATATTTTCCGCTCGTAGTTGTCATAGTTTTCAATCGGTTCGCAAATAGACCGCACCATTGTCAAGTAATCCAGTTGTTTTCTTTCGGTTTCCATCCAGTCGGGATTATCGATTGCCCACTGTTGTAACGCTGTTCGCTCTTTGTCCGCTATTTTCACAATTGTGTTTTTCATCATCTCATGGTTCTCATCTTTGCACCACTTGTCTTCATCTTTGATATACATGATGTCGCGTTTTATATCTGTACAATGAATTGGACGTTTATGAATGTCCAACTCTTTGAGTCCCTTTATCATCACATCGGTAATCCCGCGCGATATCCCGTTTGTCTTTGAAAATAGTAAATCCTCTAGCGTTATCTTGAGCGAGTCGATAAAGTCTGTAATATTTAACGCATCTTTGCAATGCTCGTTTAGAAAAACATTGAGGTTAAAGTTGTTTGTCGTATTGTTATTTGTAGTATTATTTGTCGTGTTACCTATTTTAGGTATAATTGTTATCATTTGTTCATGCTGTTCTTTAATCTGTTCTTGTTGTTCTTTAATAACTTTCATCATCTCTTCACTATTCTTAATCAATGTCATAAACATCTCACTCGTTATTGTAACGTGATTACTAGGGGCGAGAATCGTATTCTTTTCGTTGTTATTTTCTAATTCTTGTTTAAAATCGTTACCTGTTATCATGTAATTTTTATTATCTGATGTTTGATATAACCCTTTTGCGACCATCACACAAACTTTTTTATGCCGCGTTAGACCTGGTCTATACTTGTATGTGTTACCACAAATGCAGCTAAAATTTTCATCGCCACCATTTGGAGTTTTTTTGTTACCATTAATTACCATTTTATGCTTGATGGTATCAATATGTCTATTGTATTCATTTTGCTTACAGCATTTGAAGTCACATAAATCGCAAACAAATTTCGGAGTTTTTTCGGAGTTTTTTGAGTTACCCATTTCTATATATAATGGTAACATAAAAAACTCCTAAATACTTTTCATATAATATATAAAAATCTCCAAAAAATTATCGTCACAAATTTTCAAACTTAAAAATGCGATTTAGAGCATTATGCTCTGAGTGATGAATGCAATGAATTTTTTATATCTCTACCCCCACTTTTCAAAAATGGACAAAAATAAATGTCCAATTTCAAAAATCCAGGTTTAGATTTGAAAAAAAGAAACATCATCACTTCTTCGGCGTCCGCCCTCCCAATTCCGCGGGGTTACCTTTATGCTCTGGGTGGCGATGCACCGACGTGGTCACGTGGCGACCATAATGCTGCGAAATATAAAAAGTGATAAAAATAGGTAAAAAAGGGGAAAAAAGGGTGAAAAAGTGTAGTTTTCGGTGGGTTATTCTTTTGATGTCCTTTTTTGAGGAAAGTCGTTTTTTGCAAACATGTTTGCCACTTTTTTGACCATTGTGTGGAAACCCTCGTGCCCCTAACTATTCTGCTCCATCTCGCCGAAATTAATACGTTATAGTTGATAAAAAAAACACTTTGAATAATGTAACGATATAGTTTTACATAAAAGATGTCATCTACTTTAGAAAAAGAGGGTGTAAAAGAAAAGAAGTCTTCTTCCAAAAACAGAAAAAAGCTTAAAATGATAGAGGATAGCGCAATTCGCAAATTTTGTATGTATATCTATAAAAAGTTTAATTTAAAGGATGTACAAGAGAGTACGCTTTATCGCCACATACATGACACATTTATTTTTTTAGTTTCTTTTATAGCATTGTTTAGTATGAATTTAACACATATGACTGTTCTTTTTATAATTGTTTCATTTGATGCTTTTGCGATAGTTGTTAGACACGGATGTCCCTTGACGGCACTGGAACGAAAGTATATTAAACGTTCGTCGTGTGATGATCGCGACGAGTTATTGGGCGCACTTGGTATATCCTATAACTGTAACCATGAATATGAGAAACAGGTGGAGTTGCTTATCAATGTGTGGATGTTGGTTGCTGCAAAGTGTATGTGTATTATAGTAATGAAGATGTTTAATATCAAACTGTTCAACTATAACAATATATATTCGAATGATTGAATATATACAGTGTCTGAATATATGCAATAATATAACATAGGTTTATTATTATACGAGACCATATTTATGTCGTAGTAAAACAAAATTATTTAAATTATAAATAAATCCAATAACTATGTTAGTAAAAAATGCAAATTGTATGAAGATGGGTAATTTAGAATGTAAAAGAATATACAAAAAAATTGGATACATTATAGTTAAATTATAAAGACGATGTATTTGTGTTTTACCGTCTTCTGTTATCAAATATTTTAAGTACCTATGTTTCTTTTTTATATATTTACTTTTTAGTAAATACACGTATCCATTAAATGCAATATTTAATATACCCGTTATGAACATAAAGTATTTTAAAAATATATTTTTTAAGAATAGAGAAACATAAATTTGTAAAGGACCTGATATAAATATATCTAATATACGGACATCAATATTAAATAAGTCTATTTTATCCATTTTATATTTTAAATGTATTATATTATTTTGTTATATAAATAAAACTATAATTAAAAATAGTAAAATATTAGATAATAAGTATTATAATTAAGTATTATAAATAGATATTAAGTATTGTAATTAAGTATTAAAATATAGATACAATGGATTTTATAATAGAAAAAGCGAATCATATTATAAATATTTCACTGAATGATTTTTATAAATTTTTGAATATATTTTTCAGACCGAATTTATCCGAAAACATAAAAGTAGTGAATAGTTTAAAAGAAAATGCACCCTCGTGGATATTATTATTGTCTACTATTTCTATCATTTCTTATCCGAATATATTTTTAGGAATATTTACATTCGTGGTTTTTATATTCATTGCTTATTTTTTTCATGTAGTAGCGCATGTTCATAAAAATATCTTTTCCATTGTTCATCATTATCATCACGAAAATGATAATTTTTTCTCGCATTTTATTCAGATACTACTAGAGTTATCGATACCGTATCCTTTTGTAATTGTATCGTATTTTTTTGGAGTAAAAATATTAGACCCCTGGATAATTCTTTATTTCATGTTGTTTTATTGTTCGGTTCATAATGTTAACTATTCAATATTCAAAGTAAATGGCGTGCATCGTTTACACCACACAGAGGTGAATTTAAATTTTGGACCTGATGTATGTGATGTAATGTTTGGTACAAAACATACTAGCGAAGACTGTGTAGAAAATACGAATCATTATATTCCAAATATAATAATAATTACATTTATTGTGCTGATACTCAAGTACGTATGCAGAACAGAATGGGTAAAGGATAGTTTATTGATTGGTCTGATAACATTATTATCTAGTGGTATTCTGATACTGTTTTTTTCTTCTATTATTCTGTGGTATTTAGAGTGTAAAAAATATAACAATAAGATAGAAAACCGGTTATGTGGGGAGGGTGTGATTGTGAAAGATGAGGACAAGGAGTGTGTCAAAAAGGATACACTCGAACCAGAACCCGAACCCGAACCCGAACCCGAAACTATCGAAAAATAAATTATAAAAATAGTGAAATGTTGTTATTTTTATAATTAATCTAATCAATATATAATATAAGATAAAAATAGAATATGAGTAAAATAAATGCCGATTTAGATAAAAGATTAAAACAAACCGAGCCGTGTTACACATTTGAAAAACTAAATTACGAATCCGGATTTTTAGATGCAAGTGTAGACGTTACGTATATTATTCATTTAGAGAATAGCCAACGCTATGATAATATTATTAAACAATTGGAAAAATATAAACCTACAAAAACAGTTTATATATTACTGAATAAAGGTTTCAAAAACTGTAACAAACAAGGTATTACATCTGCACATTCTGATTTAACGGATTGTTATTTGCAAATATTTAAACATGCACAGAAACAGAATCTCGGTAATATTCTAATTCTCGAAGATGATTTTGTGTTTAGTGAAAAGATAAAAGAAAGCGAACATATTACAAATATTAATAAATTCCTTGAAAAGAAATCAGGCGATAATTTTATTTATTTTTTAGGCGCTATTCCATGGTTTCTGATTCCGTACGACTCATATAATTACAGATGCATGTGTTCTTCAGGAACACACTCGATAATTTATAGTAAGGCACATCGCGACGACTTTTTACAAAATTTTAACAGAAAGTTGCTTGTAAATGATTGGGATATTAACTATAATATTAATTTCACGAGTAGGTTCATTTATTATATACCCCTGTGTTACCAGATATGCAGTGACACTGAAAATTCTAAACATCCCAAATTTGAAAATAAGTATTTAGCATTTGCTTCCGAAGTTGTTACGTATTGTAACTATAATATTTTTTTTAGAATATTAGGTATGGATAAAAATCCAGAACCTGGATACTCTATTTTTTACTTTTATTCCAAATTCATTTTTTATGTCGCCGTTTTATTTTTGATATATTCGCCATTCCTTATAGTGTACTGTATAAAAAATTACGACATGTTAAAGAACTATTTTTTTGAATTTATAAATACGGTTAGGGGGTATTCGAAAACGTGATACGCAACATACACACATATATACAACATATACAAACTAAAAAACAATATGCTCATCTATCCACTTTTTTATTCTACTATTTGTTGGTTCTAGTATTTTATTTAATCCGTCAATATAAACATCAAAGCTACTGTCATTTTTAATCATAATATTTAATGTATTGTATATAATATTGTATACTTCTTGCGTGTATATATCTGTTATGCGAATAAAGACGTCATCAATATTCTTTACTTCTGGAGATGATGCCTCTAAAGTAGAATCATTACTAGATATGATTTTATTTGTGGTTTCTTGTTCGCGTTCCTCTTCATGACCGGGGGAATCATCGCGCAATATTTTTTGCATACCGTGTGTCTTCTTATTTTTATCCTTATCGTGTCTTGACATTCCTCCTCCTCTCTGGGATGCTATGGATGCTATGGATGCTATGGATGCTATGGATGCTATAGATGCAACAGATGCGTGAGAATTGGGTAAATTCGATGATAAATTCGATAATTCATAACTATCAAATCTTTTCTGAGAAAGTATTTCGTTATTTTTTGTACCCTTTTCTTCGCCTTCTAACATTCCTTTATACATCTGAAGCGTATGTAGTATATGGATTTTATCGGTTTGACTATATGTTCGAATTAAATTCCCTATTCCCGTCTTAGCTAATTCGATAAGAAGGTCGTATAGTTTCTTATTTTCTGGATTCGTTTTTGAATCGTTTAAAAAGTGATAGAACTTCTTGAATCTGTAAAAAATATTAAATAAATAAAATAAATCCTCTTGTGTATCATTATTATACCACCTTATTACAGGTTGTGAATAGTTCGGAATCTGTATTTTTAATATATTATTATGTATTGTTAATTTTGTCCCAATTGGCGCAAAAGATAGGTAACCGATTTGCAGTATTGCCTGCAGAGGTTCTAATATAGTTTCAAATCTTTCTTTCTTTCTTTTTGTTCTCATTGAATTGTAGATAAAATTTATTGTTGATTGCATTGTTGTTGTGGTTGTTCTTGTTTTTTCTTATAGTTGTAAATATTATATAGTAAATACTATATATGTTTAAATATTTGTATCTGCAAATATAAATATGTTACACAATAATATATTTATAAATAAAATAATATAATATTTATAAATAAAGTAGAATATAAATGGACACAGTAGATAACTCTTCTTCTAGTTCTACTTCTAAAAAAAATGTAAACGGTATTATATTGGTACTATCTTGTCAAAAACATAGAAATACGCGACTGAAAGAATTTTCATTAGGTAAAACGAACTATGAGGGCTGGGAAGTAGTATATGTAATCGGTGATTTAT